GACTGCCATCAGGGCCGCTCCCGCAGGTCGATCGACCAGTGCCGGGTGTGCCGGGTGCCGTAATGCAGCGAGGGCGGCGTCACGATGTCCCAGAGCTTGCCCGCCCACTCGACGCGGCCCCACAGGTCCACGCCGGCCAGGTCCGCGTCGACCAGCATCCGCACGACGTTGATCTGCTGCTGGCCGGGCACCTCGGCTTGAGCCGACCGTTGGGGGATGACTGCGACCCGCACCGCGTGTGGCACGGCGTCCAGGTCGACCACGAACACCTCATTGCCGCGCGAGTCGACCGTCTTCTTGGTGGGCCACACCTTCGCGACCTGGCCTCGGCGACGCTGATGCGAACTCACCAGGGCTCCACCCCGTCGCTGAAGAAGTGGATCGGGTTGTTCGGCGAGCCGGGGTCCGGCACCAGGCCGGCGACCATCTTGCGCGGGTGGGCGCGCTGCGGTCCCCACGCGGACACGTCGACTGACGTGATGCCCTTGCTGCGCCCGGCGAGGCTGGCCAGGAGCTTCTGCTCGTCGCGGGTGAAGTAGACGCTGCCGGCGTCGCGGCCGTGGGCGTCGCCCCACTGCACCGTCTCGTCGCCAGCGCGGCTCGTGGTGTAGCCCTGCGGGTTCTCGACGAATCGGCGCGCGGCGCGCAGTACCAGAGTGCGGACCAGACGAGGCGGGTCGTCCTGCGGCCACTGCCTGCCGTACTCCATCGCCAGCACGGTTGCGTCGTCGAGCGCGGCTTTAGCCAGGCGTTCGCCCGCCTCGTCCGGCGTCCAGTCGAGGCGTTCTTTCAGCTCGTCGAGCGAGGCGTATGCCATGTGAACTCCCAGCTCTCGGAGGGCCACGCGGGGCGCTGGCCAGGATCTTGCACAGCGCCCCGTGCAGAGGGTCAGGAGGCGGGGGTGCCCAGGCCGGTGAGCTGAGCCAGCTCGTCGTCGTGCGCGGCCGAGAAGCCCTTGGCGGAGCGGCCCGTGGTGCCGTCCGGCAGCGAGTCGGTACCGTCGAGCACCAGCTCGATCGCCCGGACGAAGTGCTCGAACCGGCCGACGTATGCCTGGCCGGTGTCCTCGTCCGTGCCGATCAGGATGTCGTCCACGTGGCGGAAACCCTTGTAGGTGTTGAAGATGCTGCGGTCCTGGAACCGCAGCGAGTCGTAGTCGCGAATCCAGCGCAGCGCCACCCCGTTGTGCGAGGCGGTTGCGCCGAACGGCACGCTCTGCGGCACGGACGGCGCCCCGGTGGCGAAGATGAACGCGCTGTCGACCATCGCCACGGCCATCGTCGGGGGCAGCTCCCGGGCCACCACGAAGGTGAAGCCGAAGCGCTGGCCAATGGTGGCGTTGCGCAGCGCGGAGACGGCCTCGGCCTCGCCGACGTTGGACGCGAGGTTCAGCTTCTCGTCTTCGAGCAATGCGCTCTCGACCGCCGTGCCGATCAGCATGATCCGCTGACCCTCCGGCACGCGGAGCCGGTTCATGACCTCGCGCGCCCGGATCAGGCCCTTGCGGAGCTTGGTCGAGTCGAGGCCGAGGGTGATCTCGTACGGCGCGTCCAGGAGGTAGTCCGTGGCCTGCCGCTCCAGACCCCGACCGATCGCCTCGGTCTGCTTGCGGGCGAGCTTGGCCCAGCCCGGAAGGTCGAAATCGTTCTGCTCGTCGGTCAGGCGGACGGCCGAGTAGATGTCGCCGCCGAAGGTGACGCTGATCTTGCGCTCGGCGTACTCGTCGAACTGCACGTCCGTGGTGCGCGGCGCGCGCCAGCCGTAGGTCCGGTAGGGCAGGACGCCCTCGACGACCACGTTGATCGTGTCGTCCTTCGCGCCCTTGTACTGGTCGATGCCCTCGCGCCGGAAGACGGCGGGGACGATCAGTTTCTCTTCGAGAAGGACCGCGGCAGTGGCTGCGATCTTTTCGGGCTTAACTACTTGGTGAACCACTTACTCAGCCCTCCATCGGGACGTAAAAAAGGCCCGCACGATGGCGGGCCTTGCGTGTGGGAGCCGGCTCAGTAGCGCGTCCGCTTGGCGGCGTGCGCGGCCTTCACCGGGTCGAAGTCGTCCTCGTCGGTCGGATCGAGGCCACCTCGTAGGTCACCCGGCGCATTGGCCGTGGTGACGTACCTGGCGAGCTTCTTGGCGTGGGCCTGAAGCTCCGCTTCGGTGCTGCCCTGAAGCAGCTCGGCCAGCTCCTCGGGGAGCGCGGCCTTACGGGCGACCCGCTCGACCAGCAGGTCACGTTCGAGCTTCGCGTTGGTGTCGCGCAGCTCGGTGACGGCGGCCTCGAACTCCTCGGGAGTCTTGGCCTTCGAGAGCTTGTCCTCGGCGTCACGCAGCCGGGTGCGGTACTTGCCGGCCTCGTTGCGCGCCTTGGCCAGGGCCTTCTTCGCGCTGTCGAGGTCCAGCTCGGGCTCGCCGGCCTCGTCCTTCTGGGACTCGGACTCGTTGCCTTCGGTCTGCTCGGTTGAGGTCTCGACCTCAGCGGGCTCGGACTCGTTCGCGCTCTCGTTGCTGATCTGTTCGGTGCTCACGTGGGGTCGCCTCCAGGGCGGGTGTGGTGGACCTCGCCGCCAGGGCTGAGGCTTTTTCTCGGGCGCGGAGTAGTCGCCGCCAGGCGTTGACGGCGGCCTTGCCGCTGTACTTGCCGTGGATCTCGTCGGCCCAGAGCTGGCCGTACTCACGGTTCAGGGAGAACCGGGGATCGTCGTCGAACTGCTCCACGCTGTAGAGCGGTTCCGCGATGCAGTGGCAGTTCGGGTGGTAGGTGTCGCCGTCCTTGTACTGAGCACCCCGGGCGGTCTTGTACGCGGCTCCTCGGCTGATCAACATCGCGCAGAAGCCGCACGGCGTGCCGGACAGTGAGACGCGGGCGTAGCCCTTGACCCGAGGGTCCTTTTCAGATGTGCCCCAGGTCGTCGACCTCGCGCCGTCCATCGTGATCCGCTCAGCCTCGGCCGCCTGCCGGGTACCGGCGCTTCGGTGCGCTTCTTCGCGGGTCGCGTCGACCACCTCGGCCGGCTGGCCGGCGTCGATCGCGTCGAGCTTGGCGCTCAGATTCCGCAGGCCGAGCCATTCCATGTACTCCTCGGCTTCCGCCTCAGCGTCCCGCTCCTGGCGGGCAAGCTCGGTGGCGATGCTGTCGAGGCGTTCCACGGGAATCTCGTCGTCGTCCTCGCCCTCGTCAGGCGGGTCGTACTGCGTGTCGACGTCCAGCTCGTCGTCGACCGGTTCGCGCGGGTTGGCGACCTCCGCTGCTGTACTGCCCGCCGGGGCGGCCGACACCAGGTCGGCCGAAGGGGCAATCAGCTCGCGGAACTCGCGCCGGAGCATGTCGAGCGTGACGACGCGGGGGCCCGGCATCAGCGGGTCAGCGATCGTGCGACCGGTGCGCAGTGCGCGCACCAGCCGGTAGTAGCCCATCGCCAGCTCCCGGCTGCGGGAGCGCCGGGTCATGATCAGGTGGACGGCCTTGGCGAGCCAGGCCGCGCCCTGGTCGGCGCGCAGCGTGACCGGCACGTCGTCCCAGAGCGCGAGCGCCTGCTCGATCGTGGAGGCGCCGATCTGGGCGAGCGCCAGTTGGAAGGCCACCGACGCGGCGGACGCTTCCTCCTGGCGCTGCTGCGTGGTCACGCCGCCGGAGCCGCCGTGCTGGCGGCCCGGCTCACTGCTTGGTCGCGGGTGCCGGGGGTGGCCCGGCGGATCGACTGGGCGAGCTGCATCTCCGCGTCGTCCTCTTCGCGGATACGCTCCCACTCGTCCAGCTCCTGGCGGGTGGCACCCGGCACGCGCGGCCACAGGCCCCGCAGTGGGATACCGAGGTTGGTCGCCAGCTTGCCGAGGCCGTCCGCCGACTGGGCGAGCGACTTAAGCTCGACATCGCGCCACAGCACCTCGACGTCGTAGTCCGCGATGTCCTCGACCTCGAAGCCCTCCAGCTCGGCCGCGAGGCGGAAGACGCGCTCCCATGACTCGCCGAAGGCGTTCTTGAACTCCTGCACCTTGCGCAGCAACGCCTGCTCGGCAGCCGTCAGCGCCTCTGCGGAGAGGTTGGCGACCTGGCCCAGCAGGTGATGCGGCGGGGTCTGGCTGATCGCGGACAGGTGCCGGACGCTCATGTCGAGCGAGGAGATCAGGCCGTCGAGCGGCGACGCTGGCAGCGATCCCCACTTCACGTCCGGGTCCTCGGCGAAGAGGAATCGGCGCGCGTTGTAGTTGATCGGCAGCGGGATCGGGTTGCCCTCGCTGTCCAGCTCCGGCTCGCCGGTCTCCGGGTTCCGCTTGACCGGCGGGGCCATGCCCGTCACGGTGCGGACCTGATGGGATTGGTACGTCTGGAGGATCAGCAAGTCCAGCATGGTCTGGTTGATGCGATGTTGGAGCTGGATCATGGGCTCGATCACGCCGAGCGTCCGGCCCTCCAGGTCGACAGCCGCCGCGAAGCGCGTGATCAGGCACTCGGTAGCGCCGTGGCGCTTGCCGGCGCTGACGTGGATCGAGTCCGTGTCGCCGAGCGACTTGAAGGTCACCCGGTACTCGTAGAGATCGTCGAACATCCGGGCCAGGCCGAGGACGTCTTCCTTCGGCATCCGGGTGATCGTCAGTGCTACTACGGGGATGTCGTCGTTGGCCACGTCCTCGAACAGCGCCGACGTCTTCATGGCCGATAGGCCCTTGGTGAGGACGCCCCGCCTGGTCCGCTCGGTGAGCGTGAAGCTGTGCCCGAACTTCAACGCACCCTTGTGGATGGCGAGCTGGCGAGCGTCGAGGCGGCTGCGCCGCCAGTGGTTCCACTCCGGGGGCTGCTCACCGATGGCGAGCTGCGCGCTCGGCCGGCGCACGCTGTCGACGTACATCGCCTGCGCCGGCGTGTTGAGCAACAGTGGGCACCAGTTCGACACCGACCGCTTGGCCAGCAGGCGGTACTCCTCGTCGGAGTTGGCCGGCATGTAGGGGTCGTCGTGTTCGCCCTGGACGTAGTCGTCGATGCGCTGGAGCTTGTCGCGGTCCTTGTGCAGGGTCGCCAGGAGCTGCTTGGCATACGCGGTGGGATTTGCCAACGGTGATCACCTGCCTTTAGAGGAAATATCCGCGACCGGTCCGGACGACCTTCTTCTTGCCGCGCGTGCGGAAATCGTGAGCAGCCTCGAAACTCAGCATCATCGCGGCGTAAAGATCCACCTTGCGCGGGCTTTCACGGCTCTGTTTTCCGAAGCTGACCCCGTAGTTGTTGACCCGGCGGTAAACATTAAGAACGTGACGCCGAAGCGATGGGTCGCCATCGTGATGCAGCTTTCCGTCAAAGATCGTCTGCACCATGCGCTCATGTGCCAGAGTGACCTTCTTTAGGCTCTGGCGCATGTCCCAGCCAATGGCGGAACGCTCGCTTGCCTTCACGGACAGGCCCTCGGAGAAGTCGTTCTCCCAGTCCGCGATGAAGCTTTCCCAGAGCGCGACGTCGGCGTAGAAGCCAACGACGTCGAACGTCGAGAAGGCATCTCGGACGGCGGAGTCGACTGCCTGCTTGTTGACCTCCCAGCCGTCACCGGCAGGGCCATCAGGCTTACTCCAGTGGCCGAGAACGAAGACCACGTTGTCGCTCAACCGCAGGGCAACTAGACCGGTGTCGTCATCGGTCTTACCGCCGTCGAATCCAAGAGCAATCCGGTCCCCGGGCCGCAGCGTTGCGCCCTCGACTTCGAGGGGTTTCCACAGCTCAGGGCCGTAGAGGGCGTCCTCGTCGGCAACGATCTGGTTAAGCCACATGCGGCGTGACCTGGACGGGCTGATCGTGGCGTCCATGACCGAGGCCAAGATCGCATCGACGTTCAGCCAAATCGCGTCGCCCCGGATCTTCGGAATGACGATCCGCAGGGCCTGCTCGGTGAGCGGCGTACGCGGGTCCGCCTCGACCGAATCGTAGACAAATCCGATGTCGACGGACTTGCCTTCCACGATCTTGTCGTACGCCTCGCGCATTCGCTCTGCTACAGAATCCTCGCCGGGCAGGTAGGCATTGGTAATTGCCAGGTAGCGACTATCTTTCTTGGTCGCGTTTCCGTCAATCGTCTCGTACATCTGGTGCCCGTTGTTGCCCGACACCCAGTGGTGCGTCTCGTTCAGGACGACGAACGTTGACCGGCCACCTTCGAGGCTCCGATAATTGGATGTAACGGCCTCTAGTCGGCACTTCCCGTTGTTGGCCCGGATCAGCTCTGCGCCGGCCTTGATGCCATAGTCCGAAATGAACCTGTCCGACATCAGCGACGGGAACAACGTCATCGTGTTCCGCGTCTGGTCGCGGCTCACGGCGGCGACCTGAACCCACGCCTGCGGGTGCGGCACGCCGATCGGCACGCCCTCG